TAGCGATTCTCGTAAACGATCGGCGACGCTGGGAGAATCTGCACCTGCTCGTCGCAAACATTGGCCGCGACCGTGATCGAAGTGTCATCAACTTCTGCGCTCGTCATCGCCATGCCGATCTTCGTATCGAGCAAATAATCACGCACCGCCAGCGCAGGATTCGCGGAGTAAACCGTCGTCGTCGTGCGCGGATCATAAACCTTTTTTCCCTTCACGACGCACGAGATATTTGGAATGCCGCCGACGTAAAGTTCGGCGTCCCATGTCAGTTGCGCGTAAATGTAGGTGATGCCGTCTAAGCGATGCGCGGAAGTCCATTGACCAGTGTTAGAGGTCAAGCCGGTCGTCGCAGCAATTAACGCCGCGTCAGCCGTCTGCGGAGTCGTTCCAAGATGCTTTACGATTGAAATCTTGTTTAGATATCTGCTGCCGCCATCGACCGTGTTGCCAGAACCTGTGATGATCAACTCGTCGTTCACATAAGTGTCGCCCAGTTCTTGGCACTCGTGTCCGGCAATCGCAATCACTAGGTGCAGTAATTCGTTTTTGGTTCCAGTCGTGGAGATGTAAACGATCACACCTGACGCTTTGCATTGACCGTAAATCGCTTGCCGTGCCGAGATCGGCGAACGGATCATTTGCGAGCGAGTCGAGAGAGATGAATCGGCGAAGCTCGGAGCTTTAGGCGCAAGCAACTTCGAGACCGCCATTGACGCAGCGGTAATTGCTACAAATTGTATCACCGCTGCAAGCGAAAAGCCACCAACCGCAAAAGATGTTCCAACAAAAATAGCGGATAAAAATGCTGCGATTGATGCTTGTGGCATATTTAGAGTCTCCAGCAGGTTGTTTCAATCTCTCGGTTCATCGCAGAAAAAAGCAATCCACTCGCGCCAACGAAAGCTGCTTCCGCGCCGAGAACAATTCCGATGCAGTCACCGTCGCCGCAATCACGAACGATAATATCACCGCGCCGCGCCATTGATGACTCGATACGCTCGATCCCGCATGGCTCACCGTAGTTACGCACGATTCCAATTATACCGCCGTGCTTCTTGATTAGTCGATGCGCTGAGATTGCGGAATGATATTGATCGCGCAGTTGAAACGCCGGATCAATTCCAGTCGCACGCTTGATCCAGTCGCACGCAAACAAGCAACAATCGTTCTTTGCCCACGCAAAAGGTTCGTGCCGACGCTCCTCAATGAAAGCGACTAACTCGTCAGTCCAATTCTGTTTGCGCGTAATCATGCGTATTCGGTGGGGCCATAGTCGCCGCCGCCGTTACCCATGACGGGCGCAGCAAGTTTTTCGTTACCCCAGTAAATTTCTTTTTCCTGAATCGCGTTGACGTAAATTAAGCCAAGGTCGGCGATGGTCGCGCTGGCTCGGAGTTGCAGTTGCTCTTGATGCGTGTAACGCACCTCGCGTGGTCGCCGAAAGTCCACGAGACGATTCTCAGCTGTCATCGTTAGCGTCTGCGTAGTGCCGTCGTCGTTTATATTCATCACGTCCATGCGGCCAGAGAAGATAGTAATCGGTGTCGATACCAGCGCCGCACTTGAATTTAACGCACCGAATAACACCGTGCAGTTCTTGCCTTGGTAATTCTCGGTGAGTGCCTCGGAAACAAGCGTCGTCGATACTCCAGAAAGTTGCATCGTGATACCGCGAGACGCTAAATCGGTTGTCTCCTCAATAGGCGAGATCGTGCCAAGCGTGCCGGTTCCGAGATAGGTAATCGAGTCGTAAACCAGATTGCCATATCCACTCCAAAGATAAACTGCCGGAGTAAATTCTAGTGATGCGAGCAAGATCGGTGTTAGTTGCGACGCGGAAACTTGCGTCACCATGTCCCCGCTTAGTGATCTGCCAGCGGTTGTGATGCTCATGTTTCGATATCCTCGACGACGCTAAAGCTGATGCCGTAAATACTCGCGAGTTCGATGCTCCATTGCGTCGAAGGTTCCTGCAAACGAAAAACGCCCTTTGCGTTAACCTTTGTGATCGGCGTGTTCACCGCGTAGCTCGCACGCAACAACGGAAACAAGTCAACGCTCGATGACGAGTTGACCTGAATCACTTTGTAAAGCGAGGTCGAGATTTGAATCCAGTCGCCGACCGCGAAATTGCCAGTCGCACCGCTGAAGCCGAGCGTAGTATCATTAGCCGTCGCAGACGAAACCAGCAACGTGCCGGTTACCGCGCCGCGAGGATTTGGATTTGCGTAATCTTGAAAGTAGAAAGTGCCGCGCTGTGCTGCGAGCAGGAATCCGATCACCGCCTCCGCGTCAGCACGCACCATCGGTGGACACTCAACCGAGCCGAGCCAGCCTTGCCCCGTCCAGTTGTATTGCTGAGATTGCAGCGTGTAAGGCGATATGTTCCGGCGCGTGGAACTCACGCCCGTGATCATCAGCTTAGATGCAACGAGTGCCGCCGGAGGTGTGAGTGGGTATGAAATTGCCATGATGATTATTAAGCAAACGCTGCGCGGTAACCACCGCCGCGACGAACCATGTCGGGAATCTCCGCTTTAAGTAATTTGCGCTGCTGTTCAAGGATCGGTGCAAGATCGGAACGCGAAACGCCGGACGCGATGTTATAGGTTATGTTGACGCTTGTGCCGCCAGCGCCGCCTGAACCGCTACCCATCTTGCTATTCGGTATGATCGAGCCGCTGCTGTTTGGCACGAATAGCTCTGGGCCTTTCTCGCCGACGACGTAAGGTGAGCCGGATGATACTGGTCCACCCATCGCTTTTCCTGTTAATGCTTTAACAATACCGCTTGCGAGTGGCGCTGTCACCATCTGTTGAAAAATCATACGCATCAAATCTAAACCAAGCGCCTTGATTACTTCACTTAATTTTTGACCAGAAAAAATTGCGTCCTCGAAACCACTAGACAAAATGTCTGCGGTATTCTTTGCGATTATTTGAAAATCAGTTTCAGCGACTTTTCTTAAACCAATTAAGCGGATTAGCTCTTTCAACGCTATGTTTTGAGCGTCAAATAAAGCTACTGTGTTTTTGTCTACCTCTACAAATCCAGTTTTTGCATTAACATATTTTTGCAAAGAATCCGTTAATGAATCAACAACGAGTTGATAATACTCAATCCCAGCAGTTATTTCTTTCTGTTGTTCGATTTCTGTTAATGCCGATAGGTTTAATTTGCTAGTTGCATCATTGAGGTCTTTTTCTAGGTTTTTGTTTTCCTCCATGATCGTGACCGAAATTTGTCTTTGTTCGTTTAATAATTTTTCAATTTCAAGCTGGCGCATTGTTGCATTTAGAGCAGCGCTTTGATTCGGTAAATCAACTTTGCTTCCTATTCTTTCAATTTCTTCAAAAATAGCTATAAATTTTGATACATCGCTTTTTCCAAGCGCCGCTGTGTTTCGTGATAAATCCGCAATAGCCTCGTTTACTTCTTTTATTTTTGGTATATCGCGCTCAGCCATTATCTTTTCAGCGAGATCAATATTAGCTACTTTATCAACACCAAGGACAGAATCTTTCAATTCTAAGATCGCCGTTACTGCACTTGCTATCCCAAGTTTTAGTTCCTTCGCTCCTTCGTCTAATGCACCAGTTGATCTCGTAACTCTGGCAATTTCTTCTGCCGATAATCCGTAATTTTTAGCGTTAGCTTCAACGCTCTCCAAGGCTTGATTTAATTTCTGAACACCAGCAATCGCGACCGTTGCGCCAAACATTGTCCCAATATTTCTAGATATTGTTTTAGCGGTTGTTTGAATTTTGTTCAAACTGCTTTGCACACTAGCAAAGCCAGACCTCGTTGCATCGACTGCTCTAATATGGAATGTTGCTTCAGCGGCCATTATTTTTAAGTCGGTTCAAGTGGTTAATATAAGCAAGCCAGCCGGATAATTCCTGAGCTGGCATTTCTAAAACTTCATAAGCGAACTTGCCGAGTCGTTCCGCGATTGCGTAAACGGCGAGAAGGTCGGCTCCTTGCTCGCCGCTGATTAGTTTTTTAGATCATCAACTTTGGGAGAATCTTCGGACAGGATAGCATTAGCGACGCGAGCAACCACGTTGCTGTCGGCTTTGTTAAGGAACGTGATCCGATGCTCGATGGTGAATAGCTTAACGCCCTCGGCGTTTTGCGCCTTGGCAATTAAAATATCCACCAGCAACTCCATATCGCTGTCTTTTGATTTGCGATAGAGTCGATTCTTTTCGCCCAGCGTTACTGGGGTCGAGTAAATCGTCATCTTCCATTCTGGCACCACAATTGCTTTAGTGCCAAGCGAGGTGAAGTGTTCCCGAACTAAGTCGATTGCGTCCATTGTTTATTCCTCGATTAAACCGTCGTGGTGGTCAGCGTTCCGTTGCCCTCAAATGCAGCCGAAGCCTCGACCAAACCGTCAAAATTAGCGTTGACGTCAAACTTGGTGACGATGGCGCTGCCACTATAATAATAATCACCAGACGAAGCGCCCTCTGGGTAAAGGTTAAGCGTCACGCTGCTACCGATCGTCATCAGAAGTTGACCGGCGTCGGCTTCATCCCAGAACATATCGCCCGAAACAGACCACATTTTCATTGTCGCAACTCGCGTGCGGTAGGTGTCGCCGATTACGGAATCTTCAACGGTGTCTGAACTGTGGGACAAGGCATAGTTTTTCAACTCGCCGATGGTGGTGGATGAAATCTTTACGACTCCTTCGCGACCTAAATGGACATTGGATGGCATATTAGTCTTGGGTTAAATAAATGCAGTTAAAAGTGTGACGGGCAACGCCCCAGCGTCGATCCTCATCAGGCTCAATCACATATTCGACGGTTGTCAAATGTAGGTCGGAGCATACGCCACCGAGCGTAGGATCAGCTAAAACCGCTGCCTCGACCGCTGCGCTGCCGGTATCGAATAGATCGTCGATCAGATAGGTTCCGCTTTCCGCCGTGAAATAATCGACCATCAACGAGAGTTGCCGATATTGAAGCCGGTCAGATGGTCGCAATGATCGCACCTCGATCTGCTCTTGCACGGCGTAGACCGCAGCCGATGGGAAACTGACGCTGGCAATCGTATTGTTACGCCCTTTGAGGATGTTTGCGGTTACAACCACGCTCGCGCCAGTCAGAGCGTTAGCGGTAGCGGTGCGGATGTTTGTGCGAGTGCTCATACTGGGTTTTCTTCAAATTTACCGAGGTCTGTAACTTTACCAAATCCAAGGCTAACTGCCTTGCTTGAAAGTATGCGATCAATCTTTTTTTGCGTCACGTTACTTCTAATTCTAAATGCGCTGTCAACGTAACGCTGGATGTTAGGGATAGAATTTTTGAATGCGGTTACTCTTATAAATGGATTTGCCCCAAAACTGTGGGTTTCGGTTCCTGACGACGAAGCGTGTTTCCGTATCCATGCAGGAACCCTGATGCCGCAAGCAATCGCACCTGCAGCAAATCCAGATTTGTTCCAACCAACTCTGCTTTTTAAGATAGCGAAATAAGCATCTGCGCTTTGTTTATTTACCCACATTTGATCTTGAACTTTCCAGCGACCAATCGTGCTTTGAGAAACTTGTCCTGTTCTTCCGTATTTATTTCTGAATTTTTTTCTGAAGGTAGCCATATCGCCCGTGCTTGCTTCTGGTCTCCAAAATTTATGCATTATTAGAAAACTTTTACTGCTTATATTATTTCCTTTATATACGCGCAATGTTTGATTTGCCTGATTTCTAGGCTCTTTTATTTTTGAATCACCAATAGTTTGAAAAAGACCGATAGAACTACTTTTTGCCATTTTAACACCACCGAATAAGTCGCCTTTGATCGCGTTGAATCCCTGCTCCTGCGCTGCTTTGCTAATACCGACATTCCTAGGCGAACGACCCGTATCAATGTTATCGCTTTTACCTTTTCCCAACGTCGGGGGGATAATAAGCATCATGGTTTTTGCCATGTAACCGCCCTCTTGTTTTATAATTCTGCTTAGATCAACTGGAACCGTCGCAGCTAAACGTGCCAGTTTATATTCTAAGTCTGAAGAAGTGAAATCAACCGAGATCATATGTTTTTACACACGTCAATTTCA